AAGTTATCTACAGCTGCATAGCTAATTGCCAATGAAGCTGTAAGGTGATTGCTAGTGTCTCCACCTTCAGCAAACATTAGAACGTGCGTTTTGGTAGAGCCGCTAAAGCGAGTCAATCGGCGAAGATGTTGAACACCGTCAGCAACCATACCGACACCAGCAGAAGAAGAAATTGTGATAGAAACAAGATCGTCTTCATTTAGAGCAAGACCACTGTTATTAAAAGCAGATACAGGGTATTTACCAACAGCAATCTGAGAAGAACCAGAAGCGAGATCTGGATCGAACTGGCAAAGCGCATCAAATGCTTCATCACCATTTCCAAAAACTGCTGCGTTTTCTGCTGAACCTGTTGTGGTAACAGAACCCGTCGGTGAAGCATAACCATTGTTCAAAGAACGGAAACTGGTCTCAACATTAAGACCAGTAAGATCGACACCACCAGTAATTTGTGAACCAACTTTTCCACCACCATAAACTGATGTGTTGATTTCGTTTCCAAGACGATTAGAATTAAATGTAAAGTCGAGGAAGAAAATAAGACCAGATGGTAGGCTCATTGGTTGAACTGAAACAAGTTCGTTAGCTATAAGACCGCCGAATACACGACGAACGATAGGGAATGCTACAGCAGCAAAACCTTCGACATCTCCTGCTGCCATTGTTGATGCTTCACGAAGAAGCTCTTTGGCTTGATTCTCTAAAAGAGCAGCCATGTTGTTGCGGGTATGATCATTGCCAATACCCTCAAGAAGACCAGTTTTTTCCCATTTGTCTAGGATAGCTGCGCCTTCTTTTTGAACGTCGCGACGAACGACGCCTTCTGTCAATTTTTCAATAATAGACATAATTTTTCTCCTTAAATAAGTCCAGCAAGTTTTTTCATTCGCTTAGAAACTTGTTCTTGTACGGATGAATCTACTGGTTTGTTTGATTTCAAAATAAGTTGATTATTTTTGCTTGTTACTTCAGAAAGGTTATTGGGGGCACGATTTTTTCGCGCTTCCAATTCCTCATTCAAAGTATCAAAAATAATCTTTGCTTCATTAATAGAATCCGCATTTGAAACCTTTTCGACAAGACGTTGCTTTTGTCGCTCATTCAAGGAGTCTGATTCCAGAATACGATTTTGGTATAATAGTTTTGCGTTAGAAAGATTTAATTCTTCTAACTTGTTTGCTGCTTTCATAGAAACTTTCTTAAGGTTCCTGTATTCTTCGTTGATCTTATTCTTTTCAAGATTAACGGAATCAAGTTCCTCTTGTAGTTTCTTGATGTTTTCCTCCAACTCTTTGACATTAAGAGGAGGATTATAAACATCCCCTTCGTCATCGTCAGATTCATTTTTAGCGAGTGTTGCATCAACAGCATATTCCTGTTGTGCTTTCGTAGGATGAGTTGTTCCAAGATCTCCTCTTGGGCGTGTCTCATAATCGACTTTTAAAATTTCTTCAATTGCTGCTGCAATGTTTTCTTCGGTGATTTCGATTTCTTCGGCGATTTCATCTGCATCCAATGGTTGTTCAGGATCTTCTACATCGACTGCTTCTTTTTTAACTGCTCCATCGTTTGGCTTCGGGTCGGCTCGATTTGGTACTCCGTCGCCGTCATTATCAACCCCCGCATCTGCGCGAGGTCCGTCAATATATTTTCCAGGATTTTTTATTTTTTTCTCTTCCAAATTTTCTTCAAGTTCTTCTTTAAGAGCGTCGAGGTCAAGTTCTACCATTTCACCCTCTTCCAAGTCAGAGTTGCTTTCACCGTCAAATGCTTTCATCTCTAATTCTTCAACAACATCTTCTGTTTCGGTTGAAGTGTCCTCGCCAATGGTCAAAGGATCTTCGTCCTGTTCCAGCAAATTCTCTACTGCTTCTTTGATTTGTGAGGAATATTTTTTTAGTAGTTCCTCTTCTGCTGTTTTTACCGCAGCCTCTTTAAGTGATTTGGCATCGATGATTGCCTGTTCTAACATTGTTGAAGACATTTTTTACTCCTTAAATAAAAAAAATAGTTGTATCTTCAATAAATAGTGAGTAAAACTGGTAAAATACCATAAATCTATTTGGTTTAGGATACAGCTTTTGCTCTATCAACCGCCAGCATCCATATTGGTTAAGTTACCGGCATGATTATTACCTGATCTATCAATAGATGCAGCAGTTCCTGGACCGCCTTCAAAGTTGTAGTATAATAAAAGGTTTGAAGAGCTTACGTTAGTTGCTATGGACCCAGTTCCGTTATTATAAAGGGCACTTACTGCACCTGAATCAAGTTCAACATTCCAAATCGCAACTTCATCCATTGAGCCACTATAAGGAACAATTAACTGACCTCCATTATATTCCACGATTCCCAGTGTTAAGTTATCTAATGAAGATCCATCGGCGAACCAATCACCAGCATTTCCTGCTGCATTGGCGACGGTATTGTTTACACCATTTAAATAAATTTTTGCCGTTGAGCCATCGCTAGTCAAAACAACGTGATTCCAAGTATTTGCGGTAATTGCAGTATCGTTTCTTATGCTTGTGTTGTTTGTGCCGCCATTGTAAAGGACATATTTAACTTTGCTATCTGTATGATCAATATAAAACTCAAAATATGTATCGTTGACACCATTATCAGCTGCGGCAACAAGAGTGGGATAGGATTCGCCAGAAACATTTGGATTTATCCACATTGAAATAGTCCCACTTGGCAAAGAGTGAATATCGGAATAGTTATTTATATCTATATATTGTTTTGGGCTAGCACTGGAATCGAAGCTTATTGCCCAATTACCAAGATATCCATCAACATAGGCACCTCGATTACTGATGTCGGGTCCGGATGAAGCAGAGGCGTAAGAGAAAAGTGTAAATGGAAAAGGATTTGGAAACATTTTAACCCCTATACAAATTTCTTACTCAAGGCTGCATAAATAACAGAGCCATCTGATATACCTGTAACAATATCAACGTCATTTGATCCTGTGCTGTTTGTTGTGTTTGAGCCAGATGGGAACTTAAATGTTGCCGAGTCGAAACTAACAACTCTTCCACCTGTTGCATCTTGCCTCAACAAGATAATGTAAGAAGCACCTGCAACAGGTGATGATGCAGTTAGTGCAAGTGATGCTCCAAGTTGATAGTTGATAAAATTATATTGATTTGTTGGAACACTTGTATTACTATTTATTGATGCGGAGTAGTATGTGTTTTGCATTAAGCTTGCAGAGACAGTTGTGAATGTTCCTGAAGCTGGCGTAGTTCCACCAATGGTTGTTCCATCAATCGTGCCTGCACTAATTTCTGCTGAAGAAGCAGTAACAGAAGTTGATGAGAGTGTTTCAATAGTTATACTATCGATTGTTCCTCCGTTAATACTGTCGCCGCTTATTTGATTTAGTGCTAATGTTAAAGTACCGTTAGACACATCTAATGTTTTTCCTGCACCGACAGTAATATCACTGCCTTCGATTGTTCCTCCGTTGATTTCTACCGATGATGCTGTTAAGTTTGTAACTGTTAATGTATTAGAGCCAGTAGCAAAAGTAAATGTAGACGACCCTGCAAAGCTTCCATCATCATTAAACTGAATTTGTGTGTTTGATCCGCCTGGTGGTGTTGCAGCACCTGTGACATTTTGCAGATTTGATCCATCACCATAAAATGCGCTTGCTGAAATATTATTGGAAGCTGTAACGTCACCGCGAACGTGTAAAAGTCCTGTTTGTGAACCTGAAATGGCTAAAGAGCCGGAGATTGTGTGGGAGTCGTTGGCATTATTACCAATCCTTGTTCCGTCACCAGATACTAAAATTTCACCAGATGCATCTGCTTGAATGAGAACATCTCCTATTTCATTTCTAACATCTAATTGGGTACTGGTAAGACCCACATAAGCTCCACCTGCATTCGCAGCCGTGACTTGATTTTTTTGCTCGCCACTAACAAGAGTGCTGCTATTCTTAAACCCAAGGCGTGATTCAGTTCCTTGCGAGTGAACATATAAAACTGCCGCACCTCTATTGCCCGTTCCGCCAAGACCAATATCAGCTGAAACAACTAATGCGCCAGATATAGGAGATTGCCAATCATCAATAGAAGAAGTGTGAGCGGCAATAATAGCTGCACTTCCACCTGTCCCTTCTGGACCATAGAAAGTTGCTGGTTGAGTTCCGCTTATTGCAAGAGTTCCTGTAACTTGATGAGTGTCGCTTGCCGCAGAACCAAAAGATACTGAACCGCTTCCGTCATATGTAAAACCAGAATCGCCAGCAAAAGAGCCATTTTGATTAAACTGAACTTGAGTGTCAGATCCGCCTGGGTTTGTGCTTCCACCACCAGATGCGGTTAATTCGATTGTACTTGTTTTAGAATTAATAGTAATCCCAGAGCCAACCAAAGATTTAAATTCTAAATCAACGCCAGTTTTTCCCTTAAAGACACCTGTTCCGCCACCAACATTTGATGCTGTGTTTGCTTCACCAGAACCAGAAATGCCAGCTGCTGTTAAAACACCATCAACAACAAGATTGCCGGAAATATGCATATCTCCAGAAGCGGTAGTGTTAAGAGGTAGAACACCAAAAGAAGGCTTAAACGTTATACTCATTTCTTACTCCGTTAAGCCAGAACCTGTTAGCTCATTCATTTCTCTTGTTTCGATGCCAGTTAGTTCTGCAAAAACAGTGTAAGAGGCTGATGATGCTCCAGGGTTACTGATATAGATTTCTTTACATCTAATACCCATTGATATAGAATCTCTGTTTGAAGTTAGTGTTACATAATGTTTTCCACCAACAACATTTCCAGAGCCTGTCGCATTAAAATGAACCCTGATATCTTCAGAGCTGTCGTTTATTACTAAAACAGTTTTTGCAACTCTTGTGAATTGTACTTGATCTTCTGCACCTGCTGCTAAAGATGTTGATCCTGTTATATATGGCAAGCCAGAAACTTGATAAGATCCAACTGCTCCGATACCTGGTCTATATTTAAATGCTGACATATTTTAGTTCCTCTTCCCTATAAATAGTCTTTAATCCTTGTTTTCTCTTTGCTCTTTTCGCTTTTGCTTTTCTAACTCTGCTAAACGACGAAAATATTCTTCACGAGCAATTTCGGATGGTTTTTTGTAATATTGTCTTTCTCGATATTCTTCAAGAATTTTTAGTTTTTTCACTTTTCTTGTGAACCTTTTAATGAGTGCTTCACTCGATTCATTATTTCTTCTTTTAACTTGCATAACTATTTTATTTGCTTCCAAGCTCCTCCTGCAACATTCATTAGTCCCGTAATATCAACACCAGGATCACTTGGGTCCATATCCCTTAACGCCCCATGACCTCCACCACCTGATGGGGTTGGAGAACCACCAGAAGCAAGAGGTGATGTATTTTCAAAAATGCCCTTTAGTCCTGTTGATTCTTGTAGCTGTCGCCTGGTTTCTTCAAGAGATTTTCTTGCTTCAATGACCGCTTGACTTGGCTGTGATGATTGGGTTGTTTGTTTTTGTGGAGCGGACTCCTGCACCATAGAACGTTGAGTAGTTCCTTGAAGACCCTTTGCTACTTCTGTGATAATCCCAGATAGTGTTCCGTCTTCAAAGATTACTTCCTTTATACATTCTTTAATTAATGGTTTTAAGATCGTTTTTAGTTCGTTCTTTTTCACTACTCACCTATAATATTCTTTAAAAGATTGTTAATTTTGTCTTTCTTTGTGAAAGATTTTGTTTTTGCTTCGTTCATCATCATAAAAGCACCTTGTGTTGAAGGTTCTGATACAATGTCAAAACAGATAAGTTGAAAGTCGTCATCGACCATTGTGCCTTGAGGTTCTTGAGAAACTGAACCCAGTCCACGAGAAGAAATTCCAAGTTTAACTTTATCGTTGATAAGTGCTTGCAAAATTTTACCAGCTGGTGTTGACAAGACTTTGATTTTCCCATAAAGATCATTACCGTCCCACCACAAATCTGTCACCATGTGAGATGCATTTTTTAAGTTGACGACAGAATCTTCTGGATGATCCAACTCTCCACAGGCACGATTTTCTTTTACAACGTTCATATAATTTTGAACTTCTCTACGAAGAATTTTGCCTGGGTATACACGCCCGTTTCCGTTTTTCTCATCGCAACGTTGCATGACGCCAGAAAGATAAACAGCCCCATTTTCTCTCATGTCTCTTTTTTCTTCTTCTGTTAGAAGATCTTGGCAAACACCCCCAGCACAGAGTTCATAATACTCTCTAATCAAATATTTATTACTCATCTGTGGTGTCCTCAACTTCTTTGATGTTTTCTTGTGGTTCTTCCACAACACGATCATCTTCGGGAACTTGTTCGTTCACAACGTTGATAATTTCTTCTTGAATGATTTGTTTTAGTTTTTCTTTAGAGACTTTCATTTAAACTTCCTTATTTTAATGCGGGCGCAACCCGCACGAGTATGCAACCTGCCTTACAACGTCTTGCTGGACGAAGCATTCGTTTTTTTGATGTCCAAATACTGTTAACCATTTTGGCTCCTTATGTTTATACCGGAATCTCCAAAGACCATATTGAGTACATATGAAGTTCCTGAACTTAAACACCCCAACAAAAATGCCGTAGCGGGCGAATAATCAAATATAAATAGTTCTGTATGGCTATTGATTGCCCACAAAAATATACCAACCCAGAAGCCAACACACATAGGGCAATGAAAGAAGTGATATTTTGGTCTAATTGAGTTAAAAATAGATCCGTAAACCAAGACTTGAGTCATACCAAAGGCACAAAGTATAAAGTATAAAAGTTCCATTAATAGCTGAAATATCCGCTTAAGTAATTGCGAACATAATATGGGGTGATAGACCCCTTCTTTGGCTCTTCTGGCACTTCACCGAGTTCTGTGGAGTCTTCTGGTGTTGGATCGAGATATTCTTCTTCCAGTTCGTCATCGTAAGCTTTTTCCATTTGCATATATTCCATCTCTTCTTTCATGAAGTTTTTAGTAGAAAGAAGGACGACGTGCAAAGGATTTGTTTCTTCGTTAGCGGATTCTGGATACACCGCTTGCATACTTCCAAAAACATTCCCTGCTTGAATAGAATCTCTTAAGATAACACCATCAGTTGATAGTCTTGAGAAAAAGGCGTTTTGTGTTTCATATGCATCTTCGTTTAGATTTTCTTTTGGGTAAGTAATGATTGTGCGTTGTTTAGGATCAATAATAATATCAACGTGAAGATGATCCATAATCATAATGTTACCATCAAGAGTTTTTCTTGCCTCAAGAGCAATCTTAATAGCGTTAGGATCTACAATGCTTATTCTAATTGACATCTTCTTGGATCTCTTTTACTAATGATTGAATAGAAATAACTTTGGTCAGCATCTCTTCGTCAGGGGCTTGTGAGGCAAACCCATTTAAGATTTCTGATACTCGTGAAAGTTTTTGCTTTAGCATTTCGTTTTCTTGAATAACATTGTTGGAAGAGCATTGTTGAACTTCTTCTTTTAGTCTTCCGATTTCTTGGTCAAGGTGAATCTTTAGTTCTAATCCATTATCCTTAAACGAAGAAATATATTTTTCCAATAATACCTTTTGCTCTTCAAGAAGTGAGTCAGAATATTGCTCATTAAATTTTTGAGTAAAGATTTTGTAAGTCAAAGAATCAACTGGGAGCATTTCTTGTTTTTCTTCTTCTGTCTTTGACATTGCTCCAATGACTTCTTGCTCCAAAAGAACTCTTGATTTGATAGGAACAGAAGTGTTAAAGATTTGAGATACTGATGCTAAATCTTTATAGTTGGGAATAAAGTTGGAGAAAAAGTTTGTGGATAAAGATTTATTAATCTTGTTAATAACTTTGTTTTGCTCATTAAAGAGTTGTTTAGAATCAATAGAAGATTTTTGTTTTTTTGCTTCTTCTAATATCTTTGCCGCAGTATCTTGAGCAACATCTTTTGTTTCTGTGATTGCTTGATAGATTCTTAAGTCGTTTAAGAGTGCGCTATCTTTCTTAAAGTGCTCTTTAATAATGCTTTTAATATTTGATTGTGAATTTTTGTCGTTACCTAAAACTGCTTTTGTCAATTCAACAACAAGACATTCGTAAATAAAAGCGGTATTTCTTTTCTTATTATGTTTAAACTTTGTCATTATTGTTACCCTTCTTATTTAATACTTCTATGATTTGGTTAATCTCTTCGTTATTTTTAAGTATAGAGTTCTCCTCTGTCATATAAGTAGTTTGTTTTTGCTCATAAATGCCTTTTGCTAAAGATGAGAGATCAGAGAGACCTGGAAAGACGTTTCTTTGAGTGTTTTTTCCTTTCTCGCGAGCCATTTGTCCATTCATGTTTTGTTGACGTTTATTCTTGCGACCGTCATAATTTACACGAGTATATTTCTTGCCTTTTGCGCCTGGCGTGAGATATGGCTGATTTCTATTTCCAGGGGTAGAGAGGAGAACAGAATCATCTTCTGCGGGTTCTTCAGTTGCACCTTCATCACCGGCACCAAGATCATCCCCGCCAAGATCATCACCACCGAGATCATCACCACCCATGTCTCCTCCCATATCTCCGCCCGTACCTCCGGCAGCATCTTCTGTGGCGGCTGTTGCAACAGCTTCGAGCGAGGCGTCAAGTTTTCTATCAAAATACATCTCTCTTTGATTGCGAACAATTTCATCATCAGATAGACCAAAGATATTTTTAGATACCCAAGCACGACTAAAGTAACCTTCAGTTGCAGCAGTTGCAATATCGAATTTAGTTCTCCAGTGCTCAAGCTCTTGCAGTTCTGCAATTTTCGATGGCTGATTCAGGCTCAACTTAAACGAAAGCAGATCTTTTCCACGGAAACCAAGGGTGTAAAGGTGAATCACGGTGATTTTTTCCAACTCTGAAATAATATTTCTTTGCAGTCTTGTAATGGTTCTTGCAAAGCGAATGTCTTTTTGTGCAAGAGTTGTTTTGTCTTCTGTTCCTTCGTCGCCTTGTGTAAGATAAGAGGCTGGGATCTTAAGAGCAGAAAACAATTTATCACGCAAATATTTTACATCATCGATGTCGCCGGTATAAGTTCCACCTGGAAGTGACTCAATTCTTGTACCTGCTTGTCCACCACGAACAGGAATAAAATAATCTTCATCAGTTGACATTGGATTGTAGCGCAAATCAACTCGACCGGTGTCTGCATCAATAACTTGATTTCTCTTCATTTGAGTTACAATACGTTGCATATGTTGCTCAACATCTGACTCTGGAATGCCACCAACATCGATGTAGAACACTCTTCTTTCAGGCGAGCGAACGACACGATAAGCCATCATCGCATCTTCCAATAGAGTTAATTGTCTCCAAATACGACGAGCAGGCTCTAAAACAGATGTTCCATAAGGAGCAAACTTGTCATTACCAAGGATTCTAAAGTGGGCAATTTGCCAATTTTCAAATGTTAATCCACCGCTATTCCATTGGAACTGAACATAATCTGGATTTGTTTTGTCTTCTCCTTCTAATCTTTCAATTTCTTGTGGAGGTAGACCAATAATTGACTTAACACCAATATCTTCATCGATATCTAAATAAAGAAAATAATCTCCATATTTACACATTGTCCTTGCCCAGCCATAAAGATTAAACTCAATGTTTAACACACTATAAAAAAGCGTGTGAATAATTGATTTAATTTCCTCATTAGGGCAAGTAATATTAAGCATTTGCTGGAGTTGTGATGAAGTAGTCATCTCATCTGCATAGATGTCAAGTGCAGAAGCAATCTCTGGAGTATATTCCATTTGATCAAAATCAACATATCTTTCTGATCTTGAGATACCTGCAAGCGATTTTGAATAAACGTTATCAAAAGGACTATAGGCGGTTTTCTTAAAACTCAAGCCTGCTGGAGAAGTAAACTTGTATTTGTCAAGTTGCCACCGCTTAAGTTGTCGGGGATTTTGTCTTTGGTATCTTGTGATTGGTCCTGATAGAAACTTTGTTAACGCTCTAAAAAGAGGGGAATCATTATTTTTGGGGTTGTTGCCTTGGTCGCTCATTCTGTTTATCCTTTTATTATCCAGTCGTATTTCTTATAAATATCTTTTGCTTCTTTGATTTTATCAGTTTTTTCATGGTTTTTGTAGCCTTGCATACCAGGAATTGTCGTATTTAACGAAGTTTTTGTAAAAATCATAGAGTTTAAGAACGTCTTTTTATAATTAACATCTCGTAAGTTTTCTTGCATAACTGTGCTTCTAATCCAGCAACCAATAGCAAGAGACATTACAAGGTCATCATTATATCCCCTTTGAGCTTCTGGTCTTCCATTTCTCCAAACAAATGTTTTAAGCTCCTTATAGGAACGTTCAGAGTTTAATACAATCATATCATTTCTTATAAACTCTTCTAATTTTGCAATAACCAACGGTCTGGTTTTTTGTGAGGTTGTAAATCCTGCTACCGAATTTGATATGTAGTCTGCTTCATAATGCTCAACAAACTCATGACTGCCTTTTGTTGAATAATATATGTTGGGATATTTTTGCTCTATCAGTTTTTCTAAAACAGAGAAACCAATATTATTATTCTCTAAAACGATCATGCAAGAGCCGTATTCTATTCCAGCGTCGTAAAGAATTCTGGAGTAAATATCCAACGTTGGTTTACCACGATATTCTGCAACCTGTTCCATTGTTTCAGACTCAAAAACATGAAAAACAGAATAATCTTGCCCATCTCCACGTGCAGTGTCACCTACAAGAAAGTATTTTTTTTCTTTATCGTATTCTTTCCAAATCCAAAAGTTTCTGTCAAATCCTGTTTGGTGCTTTGGCTCACAGAATATTTTATTTAATTTATCTAAATCATCAGGATGAACTACAGTTTCACCCGAAGCGTTAAAGCTACATTCGTATTCTTGTGCAACTTTTCTACGAGAAAGGTTTCTTGTTGTCTCCTCAAACCATTTATCATCTCTTTCAGGGTGGAGGGTCCAGTGCAATGTGGTGGGATGAAAATCATTATCTCCTGCATCAGCAGCGATAAAAGTTTTGTGAAACCAATTGCCAACACCGTTTGGAGAAGAAAGAGCAATACATCGACCACCAGCTGCCATTGTAGGTTGGAGAGCTGTCCATAAACTATCAAATCCATCAATGTGTGCTGCCTCGTCGATTACAAGAAGCGATAGTGCTTCAGAACGACCAGCATCTGCTGAAGTTGATGAAGCTTTGATTTCTGAACCATTATTAAGAACAAATGAAGAGCGATTGTCGATTGCAATTTGTGCAAGTTGATCAAACCAAGGTGGAAGGTTTTTCATCATTGCCTTTACTTTTTTAACAAGATTTGCTGCCGTGCTAAATTTTGTAGCAATAACCAGTATATTTTTATCACGATGAAACAACATCATCCACGACACATAAGCAGCTGTCACAGTTGAGATACCCATCTGTCTTGATTTTAGTATCACGTTGTTGCGATAATCGTTAAATTTTTGTAATAGTTCTTTTTGAAAATCCCAAGTCTTGAATGGAACTTGTCCACGAGTTGGATGTGAGATTTTGCAATAATTGTCAATAAAATAAACGGGATCTTTACCGCATTTAACTATCTCTTTAACAAGATCTTTTTTGGAAAGATACTGGGACATACATCACCACTGCCATCCTGCCACTTGCCGTTCGGTGTTAGAAATAGATGCGATAACATCTAAAAGCAATTTTTCGATATCTTTAAGCCAGACCCCTTCAAGTTCAGGAGATCTTATAATCGCAACCATTCTTTCAGTCAAGCCTAAAGTATCTTCTAAACTATTTTCAGAAATATCTAATACTAAATTTTCAAATTGACGAATTTGCTCTTGAAATCTGAACCAAGCCTTATATTGTTCTGAATCTACCATACCACCACGGGTCGGTCCACTCTGAATCCACGTTCTCGAAGTTGAACTATCCATAATTTCGTCTTTCAACTCTCTTAAGTAAATGTTGATCTCTTTTATATCTTCGGAGTTTTCTATAAGCGAAATAAGTTCGGACACTCCCTCTTGACCATCGCGAGTTAAGTATCCCGAACCGGCTGAACCGGGACCGCTCCAAGTAAGTTTTTTAACTATTCTTTTAAAACTGCGTACAAGTGAACTCTTTGCTCGTTGGAAAGTCCTGTCTGTTTCATTATTGTCTTCTGATATTCTATGAAGATGGCGTTCTGATTTTTCTTGTAGTCCTTGATTTTCTTTTTTTCCAACAATACTGTCAATGAAGCTTATCGCTGACAAAAAATTATTCATCCCTCTCAATACCCTATTCACCATCCTCTTGAGATCGATTTTTTGTTCAGGAGGTGGTTCTCCGTATTCACCAGACTTTATTCTGTTCAATCTTGCGTTTAGCATTAAAACTAAATCTTTGGTCCAAGCGAGGTTAGTGGCTTTTTCTTGTCCGCCACCCCATTGAGATAAAATTCCATCACCACCATCCAGATTATTATAAAGACGTTGCGCCAGGACAATCAATTTTTCCATAGCGGCAATTTTTTCGTTGTCATTTTTTTCTTCTAATAAGAAATTATCAATCTCTTCTTTGATGATCTTCTGAAGTATTTTTTTTGACAGCTTCACTTATTTACACCTATCTCTTACTTTTTTAACTAATTTTAAGGCTGCATCTTTATCTTTCTTAAGTTGAGCAATTTGCTTTTTTAAGTCCGAATCGCTGTCTTTTCCAATACCAAAAATCTCGTTCACTTCATCATCGCTTAATTCTGAAATCAAAGCAGCGAGTTTTTGTTGATAGTCTTTTGTGACTTCGGGAAGTCCGAAACTCTTATTCATTTGAGCCTCGTCTGCAAGCTTGGATATACTTCTCATGATTTCGCGTGGAGATCTTTTCTTGGGCATATTGTCCATCTCTTCCAAGATTATTTTTTTAAGATTTTCTTTTGTAAGCTTCATTTTCTATTTTTTTACCTTCTTATCAAGCTGTTTTTTTAGTTCAACGATTTCTCTTTGTTGAAGATTTAAAGGTTCTAAAAGATGCAGAGCAAAATTGACTCTTGCCCGCAATCCAAGGTTTTCCAAGCTTTTAAGAGTTGGAGCCATTACATTTTTAATACGATTAAGACCTTTTTCTGCTTTCTTAATCTGCATTGCACCAGGACCAGTTATTTTTTCATCACCACCCGGTTGCTGCTCTGATAAGTTTTTTAATTCTTCACGAATAATATCTCTTATTTCTTTTTCTGATAGTTTCATTTTTTTGGTTCCTCGTCTCTTTTACCTTTTACATTTTTAGGCTTTTGAGCACCAGGAAAAACAGACTCATCAAAACCAAGAAATTTTTTAAATGTGTCATTTAGTCTTTCATCAACAGTTTTGCCCATTTGTGGCTGATCAGGAATGCCACCAATCTTAAATTTTTGATTTGCTTGAACCCAAGAGCGAATTCTTGACATGGACTGAACAAGAACGTCTGGCTCTTTATCTTCTTTAGTTAAAGTAAGGGCGTTGCCTGTCACCTTCTTATATTCTTTTTTAATATAGTTTGCAATGTCTTGCATTCTTTGTGCAATCTCATCTTCAAACTTTCCACCATGAACTTCTTTTAGGTGAATTTCGCCATGATATTTAATGATTAGGCTATTGCCATGGATGCTTCCATTAAACCCATCAATAATTCTTTTGTCTAGTATTGGATCACCTTCTTCCCTACGAAGTCCAGTTTTGATAGGTTCTCCGTTCTCGTCTAATGCACCATCATATGTATTCGCTAATACTGTTGAAATACCACGAACGATTTCCAATACTTCAGCTGACATTACTCTTCACTCCCTTGAGAATCGTCTTCTGATACTGCTTGTTGTCTTGCACTAAATGCGTTCTCAACGGTCCCTAAATCCGTCACGACCTCTTCAAGATTAGCTATGATTTTATCTAAAGATGTTGATTTTGCAAGTTCGTCTTTGTAGATTTTTTTCTGTCTCTCAATGTCTGCTTTGGCAGCATTGAGAATATCTTCCGCATTATTTTTCATCTTGATTATTTTGTCGCCATATTTTTTTTGAAGTTTTGCTTTAACTACTTCTGCGCGACCTTCTCGGTATCCCTTCAAGGCTCCCTTTGCTGCTTTTTTAATTCCCTTACCAAGACCTGTGAATGCTGGTAAAAATTCATTTAGCTCTTCTTCAGAAAGACTATCAATTTCTTCCTGTACTAATTTTCGGAGTTCTTCTTCAGTGAGTTTAACCATTTTTCTTCTCTTCCTTCATC